CGTGTTCTGGAATTCACGGCGCAGGTCTCGGCCGCTGACACCAAGGCTCCCCTTGATGGCAATCTTGGTAGACTGGTCTTAAAGGGCAATATTCCTCCGCACGCCTGCCCCCACTAGGGCCGTCGCACCAGCCATTAGCGCTCCCGTGGCACGCAGTCCGGCTTCTCCGGCCAACGAGAACCCCCTGCCCACCATCCTGCGCCGGCCAGACCTGACGCGCCTCTGAGCGCGTTCCTCGGCGGCTGCGGCTTTCTTGGCTCCGCGCTCGGCTGCGCGAGCCTTATCCGAGGCTTCCTTCTCGGCGATGCGCACACGCTTGGCAGCTTCGGTCTTAGCTGTCCTGGTTGCTGCCACCTCGGCAGCCTTGGCTGCCTTTAGGTTGCGCTTGGCATCAATCAGTTTGTTGCGCTGATGGGTGTTTATGGTCGTCTTGGTGCCACGGCCGCGCGCGTCGGCAGACTTCTTGGCCATAGCCTGCGCGGCAAAGCCCTTCTGCACCTTGGCTGAGCTTCTCTCGGCAGCGTCGCCGATGTTTTCGAATGTCTTAGCGACATCGCCAGCTCCAGACGCCGTGAAGGTGTAGCGTATCTCAGCCATTCAACTCCGCTTCGATCTCAGTATCAGCTCGAATTACCTGGTCCTCAATCGTGGACAATCCCTTATCCACGATGTACTCGGCGTACTCCTCGGTCATTTCTAGATCGATCTGAACGAGGTTTGGAGAATCAACAATCACCGACGACCTGGTACTGAGGTTCAAGTCCCCAGTTCGGCTGACATACTCATGCTCTGCTCTCTCTCTCTCGGCAGCATCGTCAAGGATCTGTTCCATGATGTCCACCGTCTTCCTGAGCTTCGTCGTCCTCTTCCTGATGTCCGCTTTCAGCTGAGACAGATCCACCTTCACGCTTACGCTCATCATATCTCCTCGACAGAAGAACGAATGCCTGAGTCAGCCATTCGCGGGTGAATGCCGCCAAAAAAGCTTCCGGAATTTCGTTATCAAAATTGTCGGAGCAAACGCGAGCAAGTTCCTCCACTCGATCGAATGTTATATCCTGGCTTGCCGGAGCTTCTTGGATGCGAACTTCGTTGTACAGGTTTAGAAGGACCGCCAATTGCTCGGTCGTGAAGTTCGTCCGCATCCAGTCTGGCCCAGGGAACGCCGTGTAGCGATACCCCTCTTCTTTGTCCTTCTCTTCACAACGACGACAGGCTGTGAACAGCACCTGGATAGTCTTGGCGTCTAGCAGCAGGTCGTCATCGGTTCTCGCGGATTCAGCCACGCCGGTGGCGCGCTGGTTGACCGTGGTGTGAGCACCGATGACAGCGTTATCCTGCTCCGACTTCGTGTTCGCTCTGATCGCAATCTTGTGAATGGCCTTGTCGCCCAACCCGAAGAACCCGTTGACTTCGAATTCGTAACACTTGCGTTCGCGACTTTCGATCTCCAGAGCTAGTTTACTTTTCTCCACTTTCCCTCATCTGCATCGCGACTTCGCATGCCGCCGTGAACGCCATTTTCTGGCCGTCTGTCAAATCACTGACCAACCCACCGAAGTACATCTCTGGTCTTCTCTTGGAGTCGATTACGCAGTCAGCCATGAGACAGCTTTCCAGAAGGTTGCTGTAGTGCCCTGCACCCTCTCTCAGGTGATTTCCCCACGCAACCACATTCGAACGCAGGTAGCTCGGGCAGATGAGCGACCTGGCCAGTTCAACTTCGGTCCCTAACTCTCTAATCTCTAACTCAGAGAGCAATCCAACTTCCTCTACGTCAGAGAAAGCAGGAGCATCGTCAATCAACAGCGATGCACAGATCACCATTGCATCCCTGTGACTCGACCTCACTTCTTCCGGAAGCGCTGAGCACTCATCCATGATCCGAAACTCATCGATGTTTCTGATGGCCCTCACGCACAACTGAAACGATGTTCCAGGGATCTTGTACTCCAGGGCAACCATGGCCACTGGCCGCGCGGCCAACATCCTGAAGAGCTGATCGCCAGGCATGCTCGGCGGCAGACCTTTAGGAGAAATCCTGCGCCGTACCTCTGAATTCAAACGTAACAGAGTAGTTTTGCCCTACTGCAATCGACCGAGAGACAGAAGTAAAATACCCTTGCGAGGTAGTTCCCTTCCCACCAGCCGCCTCGATGATGCTCAGCGTGGCTCGCACCTTATCGAGGCACGCCTTCTCGAAGTTGAACTCAGCACCAGTCCTGGGGATCATGTTCCGTACGCTAATAGTACGAAAGGCTGGACTAGCATCTATGCCAATCCAGCCTTCCCTCATGTCGAAAAAGTCAGAGTCCGCCCTGGAGAGACTTGTCTCCACAGTCACGTTCTCCTGAATCAGGGCACCATTAATAACTAGGAACGCCTGATTGTATATTGCCACCTACTACTCAAACTTGGACGGAGTCCCAACGAAAGTGAAGTTGATGGTGGTCGTCTGACCAACACCAGCAGACCGAGGTACATTGGTGATGTACCCCTTCGTGACGCACTTCTTCCCGGAACCGTACTCCTGCATCATCAACTCGACTTCCTCGGTATCGAGGAACTTTTGCTCAAAGTCGAATTCGAGGCCAGAGACAGGAACCACGTTGGTGGCCGTGACAGTCCTGACAATCGGCGCAGGGGTAACCCCCGCAAAATTCCGCATGATGGTCAGGACCTGCTGGATGTCAGACTCAAGAGCTGTCTCAATGGTCGTGTTCTCAGCTAACGGTACACCATTCATCGAAAGGTATATTTGGGAATAGATAGCCATTAGTATGCCTCTCCAGTTTCTCGAATAGTGAATTCTCCCTTGTAGAGATGCTGGACGGCTACGAAGTCCACGCTGACGGAGATGCCAGCTGGGATCTTGCTGACCTTCAGGCTTTTCTTCATAGCGTTCACCTGATCTGGAGCCAGGATAGGTCCGTCATACCGACCGAGCGGTTTGGAACTGGATAGATCGTCAATTACACCACGAACCATCCCATCGATAATTAAGGGAGTAGTAGTCCGAGCTGTTGGTTGCTCACCATCCTTGGGGTTGTCGGCGGCGAACGGTTGCTTGCTAGTCTCCCAGCGAGCCTTCACAACCTCCCAAGCGAAATCGATGGCGCTCGTGACGTGTCCAGGTCGCGCTCGATATTCCTTGTCGCCGTTGGCGTTCTCGCTCCGCGAGGTGACGTGACGAACAAGATAGGTTCGTCCGTTCGGTCGTACACCGATGGGGCTGATACCGTTTTCGAGGTCCGCTCTGATTTCAACCTGTCCCGGTCTGTCTGAATTCAAGAACGGCGCAGGCGTGCGATAGATTGTGTTGTCGGTCGACGTGTACCCAGCGAAGTTCGCACTCGGATGTGCCACCTGCTGACTACGCATAATCGCTGCGTGATGTGCCGCAATCATCGCTGGTGTCCAATCAAGATTCTCGCCGCGGAAGAAGAACCCGCGAACGCTATTTGCTTGCGCGTCGGCAGCGACCAGAGTGGCATCTGCTTGCGTTCCCACCAACCCGAAGATCATGCACTGACTCTTGCCATTGATTGGCAGAGCCTGAGTGATGATCATGCCCATGCCTTCGCCAACACCGTTGTCAACCGCGGTTACCGCATAAACCGACCCAAGCGTTCCTCCACCACCGCCCGTCGTGCTGGAAGCGTTTACGTGGTAGTAGAACTCATCGAGGGCAGCCTGATTGTACGCTGCCGTAAAGTCGTCCTCGGTGGCGCCGGGCGTAAGCGCACCCTTGGTGACCGTCGTCAGCGTAGCTGGTGCAACTGCCGGTGGTGTAATGAACCGAGTTCTGATGCCTCGCGAAACCGAATCGCCAATGATGTAGTCACCGCGAGGACCGGCATGAACAGCTGTTACCGTGCAAACGGCAGCCACGGTGGCCGCGGTTACCTGAAGCTTGCCCTCGTCTGCATTGTTGATCGCAGTTTCAATGTTTGCCGCGATGGTCGCAGCTGCGTCACCAGCCGTCACCGTGACGTAAATCGGCACTCCTGTGATTGTAATCTCCAGAGTACAGTTCAAAATTGCCGCGTTAGCCACGGTCAGGGTACACGCGGCAGCCGTCCCAGCACTTTCGGTTACAGCGATGCCGTGAATGGTGGCTCCCGAGTCGACGGCTGCGTACAAGCGGTACATATTGTACAACTCGCTACGAGCCCCGAACCGAGCCTGAGCATCGGCATCGTCGAGAATAGCCGTACCAAGCACGTTGACCGTCTCGGTCCCTGCCGACGTTCGGTTACCATAGAGCAGAACACGCCGGTCAAGACCGCCGCTAGAAAGTCCAGCTCCGAAGATCAGTTCACGCCGAGTGCTTGGAATCGGATCATTGGGGGAAATACCTGTGAGCGGCATTACTTAAGCTCCTTTTTGGGGGGCGGCGGAGCCCCTGCTTTCATGGCATCAGCAAGAGAGTCAGCCTTGAAGGCTTGGCCAATCTGCTTTAGCGAACCGTTGGCAACCGCTTTGACCAGCATAGGGTGATACTCGTAGACACGAGCCAGCGGCTCGTATCGGTCGCCAGGCGACGAC